ATGCTAATGCTGGCGCAGCAGATCCTATGCCCAAACTCACTACAGGTGGTACACCACCTACTTATGAGGATCTAGGTGGACCTACACCAGAAAATTACAAAGTCGATGATGATTCAGCAAAGCTGAAGACTCCTGGAACAACTCTCAAACAAGTTAAAGACGTTGTAAACAAAGGCGCAAAGGCAGCAGATTCTATGCCAGCGGGTATGAAGGAAGAAGAAGAAATTAGTGACGAAGTAGTTGCAGAAGCAGAAGAAACCACAACTGATGAAGTAGTCTCTGAAGAAGAGTCTACTACTGACGAAGTTGTTTCTGAAGAAGAAGTAACTGAAGAAGAAGTCGTTGCTGAGTATAGCGTTGAAGAAGACGTTAACGCTCTCCTTGCTGGTGAAGAGCTTTCCGAGGAATTCCAAGCGAAAGCACGCACCATCTTTGAGGCAGCAATCAATTCTAAGGTTGCTCAAATCAAAGAACAACTAGAAGCAGCATACGAAGAGAAATTTACAGAAGAAGTTGCTTCTGCAAAAGAATCACTCGCAGAACGTGTTGATTCTTATCTTGAGTATGTCTCTGATGAGTGGTTCGCTGAGAACCAACTCGCAGTTGACTCTGGTCTCAAGACCGAAATGACTGAGTCCTTCCTTTCTGGAATGAAGGGTCTTTTTGAAGAACATTATGTATCAATCCCTGAAGATAAGTATGATGTACTTGAGAGCATGGTAGAAAAACTTGATGACATGGAAACAAAACTCAACGAGCAAATTGAGAAGAATATTTCCCTAAACTCCCGCCTTTCTGAGTCGGTTGCTGAAGGAGTATTAGATCAAATCTCTGAAGGTCTTGCACAGACACAGAAAGAGAAACTCGCCTCACTTTCCGAAAGTGTGGAGTTTGAAAGTGAAGCACAATATCGTGAGAAGTTAGAAACTCTGAAAGAATCTTATTTCAATCAGAAGACAGTTTCTACACAATCTAAGACTGAAACCCTTTCTGAGGGTGTAGACGCAACCACAGCACCATCTACTGGTTCTATGGATGCTTACATCAGAGCATTGGGAACAACTCTTAAATAACAACTGAATTTAATATTAATTCAAACCGTAAATTAACCACATAGGTAAAAAGCAAATGTTCCATTCCGAACATCTGCAGGAAAAGTGGGCACCTCTCCTCAATCATGAGGGTCTTGATTCAATCAAAGACAATCACAAGAGAGCCGTAACCGCAGTCCTGTTAGAAAACCAAGAAAAATTCCTTAGAGAGCAATCCGCATTTCAAAGCGGCGGAATGCTTACTGAGCAACCCACAAGCAACACCGACCCCTCTGGAACTGGCAACGCCGGTTTCTCTGGATCCGGTGTATCACCCGTCGCTGGTTTCGACCCCGTATTGATCTCCTTGATCAGACGCTCTATGCCCAACTTGGTCGCATATGACCTCGCAGGCGTTCAACCAATGTCTGGTCCTACTGGACTCATCTTCGCGATGCGTTCGAAGTACAAGACACAAGGTGGTGTAGAAACGTTCTTCGACGAAGTAGATACCGCATTCTCCGGACAAAACCAAGCATTTGACTTCCCCGGTTCTGCTACTGGTATTGGTACTACCGGGCAACGTAGTGCTTCTAACCCCAGTACACTAAACCCAACTTCAGGATCACCTGCTAATCAGAGAGACTATCCTGTTGGTCAGGGTATGACCACCCAGAATTCCGAAGATCTCGGAAGCACTGGTGATAACTTCAACGAGATGGCATTCTCGATTGAGAAAGTCACCGTTACCGCCAAGTCCAGAGCTCTGAAAGCAGAGTACTCCTTGGAACTGGCACAAGACCTTAAGGCAATCCACGGTCTTAACGCTGAAGCAGAACTTGCTAACATCCTCTCTACTGAAATCCTTGCGGAAATCAATAGAGAAGTTATTAGAACTATCTACAAGACTGCTGAGGCTGGTGCTGCTGTTAACACCGCAACTGCTGGTGAATTTGACCTCGACGTTGACAGCAACGGTCGTTGGTCTGTTGAGAAGTTCAAAGGACTTCTGTTCCAGATTGAGCGTGATGCAAACCGCATCGCACAAAGAACTCGTCGCGGGAAGGGCAATGTAATCCTTTGCTCTGCTGACGTTGCTTCGGCATTGACAATGGCAGGCGTTCTGGATTATACTCCAGCATTGAACGCTAACCTTAACGTTGATGACACTGGTAATACCTTCGCTGGTATCCTCCAAGGTAAGTATCGCGTATACATCGATCCTTATTCGGCAAACAGTGCTGCTAACCAGTACTACGTTGTTGGTTATAAGGGTACTTCCCCTTATGATGCAGGTCTATTCTACTGCCCATACGTTCCTCTTCAGATGGTTCGTGCAGTTGGAGAGAACACCTTCCAGCCCAAAATCGGATTTAAGACTCGCTACGGCATGGTCGCTAATCCCTTCGCTCAAGGAACAACTGCCGGAGCTGGTGCTCTTACAGTTAACTCGAACCGCTACTATCAGCGTGTTACAGTTAAGAACCTCATGTGATTCAAGTGGTTGCTGCGGAAGCGGTTGCCCCACATGTCCTTTCAGACCTCCCTCACGGGGGGTCTTTTTTTATGCAAATAAATAGTGAAAAATCTTGTTATGAAAATTGCCGTAGTTGGTGCGGGAAACGGTGGATCATTTACAGCATTGTTTTATGCATGGTATGGAAGGAATTTAGACATAGAAGTAGAATTAATATATAATCCCAACACAGAACCAGAAAGAGTAGGACAAGCAACTCTATTAGACCCTCCAGGATTACTGTGGGCAGCAACTGGGTTTAATTGGTATGAGAATAAGATACATGCCACCTTTAAGAGTGGTATTTTGTATGAAGGATGGGGAAAAAAGAAAAATAAGTTCTTCCACCCATTTCCTGCAGACAAGATGGCAATGCATTATTGTCCATGGAAGATGCAGAAATCTATTTTAGAATCTGGTCACTTTAAAGTAACTGAGAGTGAGTTATTGGATATTGATAGTGTGGATGCTGATTATGTTTTTGACTGTAGAGGTAAACCAAAAGATTACTCTAATTATAAGATACTAAAAAATCCAACAAACTCTGCTATCCTTGCAAAACCAAAATGGGATTTGACCCAAACACATTGGAGTAGTCATATTGCAACACCTGATGGATGGACTTTTGTAATACCAACACATGAAGATTCTCCATCACATGATTATTGTGTTGGGTATTGTTATAGTGATAAGTGTTCTACTGATATAGAAGCAAAATATAATTTTAGAAATATGTTTGATGTGGATATTAAAAAACACGTTAGGTATAAAAATTATGTTGCAAACAAACCAATAGATGGTAGAGTTATTCTTAATGGTAATAGATTATTTTTCTTAGAACCATTGGAGTCCTCATCAACTCAGACATACTTTGAGTGGATTAAAATGACCTGGGATTATATATTTCGCAACAAAAAAGATCCATCAGAAAAGATTAAAAAGTATATTGATCAAACTCAAAATTTTATTCTGTGGCATTATAAGTTTGGTTCAAAGTATAATACAGATTTTTGGGATCATGCAAAGTCTTTTGACATTAATGATGATTCAATGGATCAGTATATTAATTTTGCCAAGAAATCTAATAAGTATCAAATTTTACCCGAAACTTATGGTGGAGGTTCTAAAAATACTTTATATGGACAATGGCCTCCATATAGTTTTAAAACCTGGATTGATGGAGTTGAATAAATATATAAAATACTGCATTAAAATGCCCTTCCACATTAAAACAACCAGTGTTATGAATCCCACGATTGGTGATGTATATTATAAAGATAATAATGCTTGGACAGAAACTTATGCAGATAGAAAAGTCTATGCAAATGAGTCTGATGCCAATGCAGTTAAAGCAACTACAGTTACTATGAATGGTGTGACATATGCACCAAAACATTTTGCCAATTCTACTGTAGTCAGTGAGTAATTAAACAATGCCAGAATATGAGGCTATAGCATCATCTAGACAGATTGCAAATAGAAATTTTCTAAGTCCAACTGGATTTAGATTTTCTCTTCGTAGAAGTCCAAAATCAGCATTCTTTTGCAATCAGGCCAATATTCCCGATATTCAATTGGGAATTGCAAATCAAGCAACTTACTTAAGAGATATTCCAGTTCCAGGAGATAAGATTGATTTTGGTGATTTGAATATAAGATTTTTAATTGATGAAGATCTTGGAAACTATATGGAAATTCAGAAATGGATACGTGGATTAGGATTTCCAGAAAAGTTATCCCAGTTTGATGATTTAGAAAGTCAAGCAGAAGTATTTGGAAAATATGCCAATGATCAGGATAACATTTATTCTGATGGAACTCTTAGTATACTAACTAATAACTTAATTCCAAAGTATCAAGTTTTCTTTAAAGGTCTTTTTCCATATAGTTTATCTACGTTAACGTTTGATGCTACACAATCTGATCAAGAATACTTTACAGCAGACGTTGCTTTCAAGTATACTATGTACAATATAGTTGATATTAACAACAAACCTTTATGATCGATCTTGATAAACTTCAAGAGATGTGGGAAAATGATTCAAAAATTGATAGAGATAATTTACACGAAGAATCTCTAGGCATCCCCTCTCTACATGCAAAATACTTTGAACTTTACAATACCACTTTTCTTCTAAGAAAGAAAGCAGAGCAACAAAGAAAAAATATAAGACATGAACGCTATGAATACTTCAGCGGTAAATCTGATCCTGAAGTATACGTAGAAAATCCTTTCCCTAAAAAAATTAGAGATAAAGATACAATGCAAAAGTATCTTGATGCAGACGAAAAACTTTCTACAGTATGTTTAAAGATTGATTACTACGATACAATATTAGTATATGTTGAGAGTATATTAAAACAGATAACTAATCGTACATATCAAATTAAAAATGCTATTGAGTTTATGAGATTCAACGCCGGATTAGGATAATGAACGAGGAGTTCGAACCAAGTCAAGAGTTTGATTACACAGTCAATTTGACCATAGAAGATATTCACCTCTTACATCACTGTGTTTTAAAAAGGATTGAAAATTGGGAAGGTTCTCCTGCAAGACATCCAATGGAGCAAGAACATCTTTGGTACTTAAGAGATTCGTTATATAGAATGGTATTAGAATATAAGTTTGAAAATATGTAATAAATATTAGTAGATGAATGGACTTGTGTGATTGATACATCAGCCAATCTTGTTATATCTAAATCAAACGAAGTATTTTTAAAGATTGATACTGAACCTCATATAGAATATGAACTTAGAGACCACTTTAAGTTTGAGGTTCCTAATGCAAAATTTATGCCACAGTATCGTGGAAGGAATTGGAACGGAGAGATTCACCTTTATGATATGCGGTCTAAGCAGATCTATGTTGGTCTGTTAGATAAGATTGTATCTTTCTGTGATAACTATGGATACAGTTATAAGTTTGAAGATAATAAATTTTATGGCACACCATTTGAAGAAAATGATAATATTTCTTTAGAAGGTGTCAAAGATTATATGAACTCTATTTGTTCACATACTCCTAGGAAGTACCAAATTGAGGGAGTATACGGAGCTCTAAAGCACAACAGAAAGCTATTGATAAGCCCCACTGCTTCTGGCAAATCGTTGATGATTTATTCTCTCGTGAGATATTATGCAAACCGAGGAGAAAAAATTCTTTTAGTTGTTCCAACGACATCTCTTGTAGAGCAGATGTACAAGGATTTTCTTGATTATGGTTGGGATGCTGAGTCATATTGTCACCGTATCTATTCGGGTAGAGAAAAAAGTAATGAAGCACCAGTAACAATTACAACCTGGCAATCTGTTTATAAACTTGATAGATCTTTCTTTGAAGACTATGGAGTTATTATAGGTGATGAAGCACATTTATTCAAGTCTAAGTCTCTCATACAGATTATGACCAAGTTGCACCATGCTAAGTATAGATTTGGATTCACTGGTACTTTAGACGGCACACAGACGCATAAGTGGGTGTTAGAGGGACTGTTTGGACCATCTTATAATGTGACAAGAACTGATGAGTTGATGAGACAGGGACATCTTTCCCAACTTGATATTCAATGCCTAGTACTTAAG